GTGCGCGGCGGCGCTCGCGTTGTTCACCGTTGGTCAATGGGCGCTCGTCACTGGCATTGACAATCAAGGGTTTGGATACCCAAGTAATCCACAATTTTGGAATTATGTGCTTGTTAGCGGGAAGACTGCAACCGATATCCAGTTCGCCACGACGCCGTTGACGCACGATTACAAGTCAACGTGGCCGCTCTTCAATGCGGGCAGCAACGTCCATATGAACTCTGGTGGCCCTGCAACTATTTATGTGTTGGATTCATCGTTTGATACTGTGCAGGAATTTGTTGGACCCGGCACCGCCGACCAGACCATGCAACAGACGCACGCAAATGGACGTGACATCGCCTTTAAGAATATCACCTGGACGGGATCGGCTTGCCTGATTGCGACGCAGGACATCTCGATACGCATCATCAAAAATACGATGACAAGCTGCGCAATGGAGGTGGATAAGATCGTAGACACCTTCGAGGTAACAGATACCACGATTGCCTCGTTCGATTATCAGAGCGCCGGAACCAAACAATTCATATTATCTAAAAGCACTGTGACGGGTTTCATAAACGGCAGCGCCATCAACAACACCATCGACAATTCAAATATTGCGGCATTGAACCTTGGCGCTCACTCCTATGGCGCGTCCTATGGACAGACTACGGTCCTAAACAGCGTGTTGACATCTGTGGGAGTGTTTGGCGCCTCCACCTCTCCCATCAACACCGTAGGCACTTGGGCGAGCGGCACGTTTACATTTCCGATCTCCGGCGGTCCGATGAATTGGGCCGTGCCGGGAGCTAATGTGTACTTCACAGGGGCTCAAACAAGTCAGCCGCCGATGTTTCAAATAACTGACATTGTTCAGAGTGGTAGCGACGCGGTAGTCAGCTTCAGCCAAAACGGTGTTCCATATGCCGGTGGATTTCCAACAATGCCGCTCAGTGGTGGGACAACGGCGGGGATTAACGTCCACCCTGCCCCGCAGTTCACATGCATTGGATGCAGCGGCAGTGATGATGCGCTTGATCTCAATCAGGCCCCGCCCGGCGCACCGATCTACTCCTATTCGAAGCGAACCTACGCGAACACGCTAGTTGGCAATGCGGCGCCCTTGACCTTGTGGGGTAATCTGGTGTCGGCGGACTTCAACGTGACGGTGAATAATGCCGGCGCCGGGACGATGCAGCCGACTGGGCAGTTCCACAACTTCAGCGTCACAGCAGCGGGCGGAACGCTGGATTACGTGCCGATCGTCAACCTCAAGGTGGCAGGGGATCGCTTCATCACGCCGTCCGGGGTGCTATGCAATGGCGTGGCCGGCGCATGTTCCGGGGACACGATTACTGCCCCCGGAGTATCATGGTACAACGGCGTCGAACCGTTCCAAGGCGCCAATGGCGGAACAACATCGATCACAATCGAGTGGAAGACTGACCAAGGCGTCGTCAACCCGGCGCAGCAGTGAGCGTCTTGGCAGTTTAAGTTGATTTGTCATGAGAGCGTAAATGCCTATGGGCAAATCACAATCTGCTTCGAACGATCCGTCGACGTCTACGTTCAGTTCCTTCTTTTTATCGCCGATGCTGAGTGCGTACGTGCCTGGTCCTCGGAAATATTGCGGTCGCATTGTCCACCGCATATGATCTTTCTCCTGTTTATCACGGACGTCCTGTTCCATCTGGTCCCCACCTATTGCTCGCGTTGCGGCCGGTGCGCCGCTTGTATTGTCTGGCCACGCTTTCGACATAAACGGTAAACGAAAGCAAGTCAACACGGATGAACAATGAGAGTACACGAATATGCCCTGGTGCTTGTTCTGCCCGCTGCAGTCGCCGTGGCGAGTGTAGCAAAACACCCGCCACCCGCTTCACCGCCCCCAGTGCAGCAAGTAGTGACACAAGAAGTTACCCCGAAAGTTACTCCGCCCAAGGAGAACACAAGTGGCAGAAGTCATCGAGTTTCCTGGCACCATAAAAGAGCCGCCACCTGGCGCCACCAAAGCCACGCCAAACCCAGACCTCATAGCTCAGCTGGAGCACATCCTGCAGTGGGCCAAAGAGGGTACGATTGTGGCTGGGGCGTTTGTCCTAGTGTACCCAGATGATTGTGTGGGCACCGGTGTCGTAGACGATCACTCCCCAGAAGGGGGATATTATCATTGGCTCAATTCTGGGGCCGCTACGCTCGCTGCTCGCCTAGCTATATTTTAACACCACCCCGCTGCCGACACCTTTGTGGATCTAATCCGCCTGGGGCCTACGCGCATTTTGTTGTTGATGAACCCCACCATTCCGCCTTGGGCGACAAGACACGCATATTGTAGTGCGTCCATGACATGCGAGAACTCGTTCTTGTCTGGCAGTGGTTTGGTGTTTCCTGATCGTGTCCTAGCGTAGCGATAGCCGCTCGCCATCGCCCGCACGATAGTCGGGCAATGCTTCTTGCTTATGAGCATTGCCGGGCCGCCGTCGCGCTGCGCCAGCAAGAAAGCTTCCACAGCTCTAAGCCTAGGATCGATGTCGTTGGTGGGAGCCGGGAACGCCATGAATCCAAGACGCTTGATCGTCTCGAACGTCGTCTCTTCGTAGATCGTGGACTTCGCCTTGCCGGACGGGTCCCCCACGATGCAGAACGCCTTGCCCAGATAGCGCGGATCGACCAGTGCCGGCCGAAGGGAGCGATTGATATGCAGCTCCAGGCCCACGCCATCCGCCTCCAGCTCGCCCAACACAAGAAGCCGCCCACGGTGGTCTAGCTGCGTAACCACGCTCCACGGGTCGCGCCCGAAGTCCTGGCCGATTATAAGTGGGTGCCCGTGAATCGGGTCCACTTCGTCGGCTACGTGGAAGCTCATCTTAAAGCTCTGGCGGAATACCGGCGTGCCGGACGGGTCCGGGCCGTATTGGGCGTTCACGTAGCGCGTTACCCAGTCCACATTGGGGTTACGTGAGTTGCGCTCGTAATATTTACGTCCTTGGGCAAGCCTTATGGGATCGTCCTCGTCCAGCCGTTTAGTCTCGGGGGTTTGGTTGAGATGTGCCAAGTTTTCCGCTAGGGGGTCCAGACCGCCTGGCTGAATGAAAATCCTCCAGTCCGGCGGGGGATCAGTCATAAACTTGTGCCAGTCAGATCCCTCTGTAGGCATGTTGGTGTCCGCGATGATGCCGAACCACGACGCCGTGCCGAGTTTCGCGGACGGGTACCGGGGCATGCGGCCCGAGATGGCGGACACGAGATCTATATTCATTTCTATAGCCTCGCTCATCCAACTCGCCGTTAACTGCATGCTAAGTAGGCGTCTCTGGTCTTCTGGCGTATCGAGCGGGATCAATATCCATTCCGAACGTACATCGCCAATCTCTATGTAAATCGTACTATCTGTAACTTTATATTTGACCATGCCCTCAAGCCATCCGGTAATATCCTTTAGCACCGTATCCTTGAGCTGTTTTAATGTTTGCCTGACGATGGCGAAGCGAGTGTAGCGTAACCCATCATCGCCTGGTGCTTGCTCGCATGCACGCCGCAACAACTCGAACATACAACCGATTGTTTTACCGCTACCAACCGGCCCGGCGATAATCCTCCCGAAGCTATCATTCTTCATGAACTGCGCTACGGTAGGGGAGGCACTGTAAGTTATATTTGACATTTGTGCCTCTCAAGGTAGCCGATAAGCTTTTTTAATTGCCAACTACTTAGGTAGTTAGCACCCCGACCGAACAGAGCGCCGGGGCTGCTTAATATCTCCGTGGTGGGACCACCTGTTGCCTTCTTCGTAATATGTGGCGTTGAAGTACCGCACCAGCTGGGGCTTCATAGATAGGATAGCGCCAGTGGCGGGGTCCTGTTCGAGCTGAATAATGGAGCCCCCGACGTGCGCATCTAGCCGCTTTTTCCTCATAAATGGCGTCTGGTCCTGCTGGCAGCCCGTCTGCACGCACCAAACGTTTCGTATGTTTGCTGCCATCAGTTTATGGAAATGGCCATAAAGCCCGACTGCCGGCTTTTCTCCGCCTTCATAGCTTTCTACAATCTTCTGTATCGCGTAGCTCAGCGCGTACGCGCTACCGCCGCCGGGGTGCACTACTGCCATCGTTGCAGTCTTGCCACTGTTGGCGTTGCGCAGCGTGACGTGCGCCTCCATGTAGCCGAGGTCCCGCCAATTATGGCCGGCCTGACGCATCACTTGTTCGCAATAACGCCCTACGTTCACGCCCTCGCGCTGGGCTATCCAGCCCTCGTGATCGTCGCCGGCAATAGCGTAAATTGGTAGTTTGGTTTTAGGATGTTCCCGAGCCAGCAACTCACATTGGGCTTCCAGACCGGACGCCACCAGGTCATAACGATTGAATCTTGCGTCGCCGTCAATCCAGTTACCTGTATCGAAGATTGCCTGGGCGCCTGCTTTTTCGCTACGCCTTACTAGGTCCTCACGCACGTCCCAACGGGTGTGCTTGCTGCCAGCGTGCAGATCGCCAAATGCCCCAAAGCAAAATGTATTATCCTTGCGGGAAACCAGTTCGACGCTAGCACCTGCAGTGTATGAAACCATAGGCTCGCTAGGGATATGGAACTTGTCACCCTCAGAGACGATGTGCGCGTGTTGTTTCTTGAGCTGTCTAACTAGATCGCGTACAGCTCGTAGGGGGATTTTAAGCTTGGCTGCGATTTCGTGGAGGTAGTGTGGTTTCTTGAGAAGGGCCTTGACGGCCTCTGCGTTGCTCATTGCTACTCCGTGGGATAGGCCCCCTCGATTACCTTGGGGGTTACATCTTTGGTAAACTGCAGCTTGTGGTCCGCTCCAAGATTGATGGTTACGGTGAAGCGCTCGCTTGCTCCTGGGTCATTTACGGCTGTTTTGCCTACGCCGGCGAATGCAGCGACTACCTTGATTGTTTCATTCTTGGCTGCGAGTGTTTCTTGCCGGTCATGGATGCGCGCGTTCGCCTCCGCCAGCCATTCCTCGCACATCGAAAGGGATTTCAGCTTTAGGCGCTCGGCTGTGTTTGTCGCCGCGTTCCAGGCCGCGACTTCCGAAGCCACAAGGTCAGTAAAATGCCTGTGATTCTTGAGGTCTTCGTATTCCTCGGGGGAGATCTTGTTGTTCTCAAGCACCAACTCGATAGGGTTGATGTTCTTGGCAATTTCACGGGCTAGATGCAGTAACGTAACCTCGCTGTAACCTTTCTCTATAATGGCAACAGCACCCATGTAACCTCCGTAATACCTTATAGTTGTGGATTTAGACCGAGATATACATTATAAACAGGGACATGGCAACAAGTGCCGTTCAAACGGCCACGCCCCCGACGAATTACAGCCGCGGACTACTGCGCGTGGTGCCCCCTGGGCAACTCGATGCAGCAGAGAAAGCGCGTGACGAACAACTTGCCGCCGCCAAAGCCGCCGCACAAACGCCTATTGAGGAACTAAGTGGCCTAGCAGGGCATATTCGAACACAGTTCGAGGTATTCAAGCAGCACAGGAATATCACGCAGAGCGGCTGGAACGACCGGCTGCTCGCAGCCATGCGGGCGTTCAAGAATCAGTACGACGCCACGAAAATGGCGGAGATTAACAAATTCGGTGGATCGGCTGTGTACTCGCCGATCATTGCTACCAAATGCCGTGCCACCAGTAGCCTGCTCCGGGATGTGTATCTAGCGCCCGAGCGTCCTTGGTCTATCGAGGCGCCGGTTGATCCGCCGATTCCCCAGAACATTATCGATGCGATCAATAAGCTCGTGCAGAGCGAGATACAGACCACGACGCAGGCTGGTCAACCGCCGGACGTGAACGCGATCCGTGATCGTGTGCTACAGCTGATGAGTGGCGCGCGAGATGCTGCCAAGAAGCGCGCCAAGCAGCAGGCTAGCATTGCCGAAGAGAAGATCGACGAAATCCTGACGGAAGGCGGGTTTTACATTGCCCTGGCGGAATTTCTAGTCGATCTGCCGCTGTTCCCTTATGCGTGCATCAAAGGCCCCGAAGTACGCATCGTGCCGTCTGTGGACTGGAGCAGCGGTAGGGCTGTAGTTAAGCAGAAGCCTAAGCTGTTCTGGAGCCGGGTATCGCCGTTCGATGTGTGGTGGACGCCGGGCGTGGCGAGGATCGAAGATGCAGATATCGTCGAGCGGATCAAGGTTACACGGGCGGACCTTAATGATCTCTTGGATTTACCCGGCTACCAGACAGATGAAGTACGAGCCGTCCTCGACGAATATGGACGAGGGGGAATTGCCGACAACTGGGACACCACTGACGCCGAACGTGCCGTCATGGAATCCCGAGAGAACCCGCAGTTCAATCGATCTGGCCTGATTAGCTGCCTTCTGTATACTGGCAACGTGCAAGGGCGTATGCTTCTCCAGTATGGATTCAAGCCCGAGCAGGTGCCCGATCCGATGCGCGATTATTTCGTGCAGGGGTGGCTGATTGGGCGACACATCATCAAGGTGCAGCTAGCGCCATCGCCGCGCAAGCGCCACCCATATTTCGTTACGAGCTTTGAAAAAGTACCCGGGACACCCGTTGGCAATGCCCTGCCGGATATTATCGGGGATTTAGCTGACGTGTGTAACGCTACGCTGCGCTCCATGGTGAACAACCTCAGCATCGCCAGTGGGCCGCAGTGTGTTGTTAACGACGACCGCCTTAGCGCTGACGAGGACGGCGAAGATCTGTATCCTTGGAAGCGCTGGCACGTTACCAGCGACCCTATGGGCAACAACACTCAAGAGCCGATCAGCTTCTTTCAACCCAACAGCATTGCCCAGGAACTGCTCGCGGTGTACGACAAAATCAGTTCCACTGCCGACGACATTAGTGCCATTCCGAAGTATGTGTCGGGTGGGCCGGCGAGCGGCGGAGCCGGACGTACCGCGAGCGGGCTTGCGATGCTGATGGGCAACGCCAGCAAGATCCTGCAGACCGTGGCTGCCAATATCGACCGGGATATCTTCGAGCAGCTGCTTGGCAGCCTGTTCGATATGCTGATGCTGACTGACACGTCGGGCATGCTCACTGGCGAAGAGAACATCCGCGTCATGGGCGTCGCCGTCGCCGTACAGCGCGAAACCCAGCGCTCGCGACAACTCGAATATCTACAAATCACTGCCAATCCGGTCGATATGCAGATCATTGGACCGAAGGGGCGCGCGCCCATCCTGCGGGCTGTCGCCCAAGGTATTGGATTAGATGGCGAGAAGATCGTGCCATCCGACGAAGAGATGGAAGAACAACAGAAGCAGCACGAGCTACAACAGGCTCAAATGGCTGCCACCAATGCCGCCACAGCAGGCGGACAAGCGCAGGGTAATCAACCCGGCAATAGCTCTACCGGCGACATGGGGCCGCGAACAAACTCGCAGCAGCAAAGGCCCCAACCTGTTGGCGGCGGGGTTGGTTAACCAGAAGGACTAAGACAATGGCTGGAAATTCCAAAGAGCGTTCGAGCAAGAACGTCACGTTTGCCGTGGGTGGCAAGACCAAGATGTTCGGGCAGCAGCATGCTAACCCGCAGATGCCGGGGTATACGTCCCATTGCACGAGCAACGAGGGCAAGTTTATCGAGGGCGGCAAGACTCACATGTTTGGCAAGCAGACCGCTGGTCCGCAGCAGCCCGGTGTTACGCAGCACCAGGTTGGCGGCTCGGGTGGCAAGTTCATCGACGGTGGCAGCACCAAGATGTATGGCGAAGGCCACGCAAAGCCTCAGAAGCCCGGCACTTCGGCGAGCCAACACTAACCCCTAGGCGGGGAAACAACCCCGCCAGGATGAAATAAATTCCCATTAAGAAGGAATAACTTATATGGCTCTCGCACTTGGTCGCCTCACTGATCTACAGCAAGTCGCTGGCAAGCTCGCCGACGTGGCTAATGCTGTGGATTTTCTCACTCCGAATATCACGGCGCTTAACACTGTCGGTGCCGGCACTATCACCGCAGCCGGTATCGTCAGCGGTGTTACCGCTCGCGGTGGCGCCCAATCCGGCTCGGCGTTTACCGATACCACTGACACCGCAGCGCTCATCATCGCGGCGCTCACTTCGCCTGGTGTTGGTCAGAGCTGGGCCTGGGTGTATGACAACCAGACTAATGCCCCGGCCACCATCACGGGCGGCTCTGGCGTCACGATGGCTGGGAGCAGCATTGTCCCGGCTAACTGTTGGGTTGAGTTCGTTGTGAAGTATACCGCCGCCGGCGCGGTTAGTATTACTTCTGCCGAGATGGGCAAGAACGCTGAGCTGCCTACCGCGCAGTATGTGACGGCCGCCCTGCAGTCGGCGACCATCACCAACACCCAGGTCGCGGGCGCGCATACTTGCTACTTCGAAAACACGGGCACTACCCCCGCCAACCTGCAGTTTCCGACCGCGGCAAATATCGTGCTTGCGATTCCCAATGCCCAGGTCGGGCAGAGCTATAATCTACTCGTTAGAAATAGCTCTGGCTCAGCGAATACGGCTACCATCACCACAAATACTGGCATTACCCTGCACGGCACCATGACTATCGCGCAGAACGTAACTCGAACATTCTATGTTACGCTAACCTCGCTCACTGCGGTCGATGTGTACTCGCTCGGTGTTTCTGCGGCTGCTGTGTAATGGCAGCGAAGTTCAAAATCAAAATTCCTGCTCCGAGGAAAAATCCCTCGGGGCAGGGGCGCGTGCCTCATGTTGTTACTCCCAAGGTAAACATGGGACAGGCGCAGCGCAGGATCTATTCTAAGAACGTCGCCGCTACCAACGCCAACCCGATGTCGTTCCCTTGGGGCGGATTTGGAAACACGGGTATGACGGGAGAAGACTAATGGCGGTTATTACACACAAGAACAATGGCAAGGGTTCGCAGGAGGAAGTTCTCCCGCATCGCAAAGCCTTGACGATGCTCACCAAGGGCGACCCCAGCCAGCGCTCCATGAACAACTACGCCAAGGCGACCCCCGGTATGAATAACCAGGGCTCGATGGGCATGTTTGGGTTTGGGCCAACACAACAATGAGCGAGCGCAAGTCTGATTTGCCGCTGATCGAGGCTGCAGCTCGGGTCGCCCATGCGGCGCCTCAGTCGTGGGCGGCTTTCGTCGTGCAGATGCAAGACTACGCCCACAGCTGCAAGCGCGACATGATGATGGCCCCGCCGGACCGACTGCATACTAACCAAGGCCAGGCGCTGCAGGCGGATCGTTTGGCAGAGATGTTCAAGGATGCGGTCATGACGATGAAACGCGTCGCGGACAAGAAATGCGGCTAACACCGCTGTAACCGTCGGCTAGTTAGTCGCTTGCCGATAACTCAGAAGGAAGAGCACAATGGTTTCCGCTGTTCGATATCCCGCTACCGTCCTCAACGACGTTGAGGCCATGAACTACGCTTCTGATCGCGCCAACATGGGCGTTCAGAACACCACCTCGACCACCATCGCTACGACACCGGTTACACTCACCGCAGCGCAGTTTATCAATGGCTGTATTGACGTGACCGTTGCCAACTCCACCACGGCTCTCACTATGCCGACTGCGGCGGCTGTCGTGGCGGCGATTCCCAACGCTCAGGTTGGGGACAGGTTCGGCGTCAGCCTTATGAATATTGGGTCTGGTACTCTTACTTGGACGCTCGGTACGGGCATCACTGGCAAGACCACCAATGACGTGACCACGGTCGCCACTAACAAGGGTATGTCCTACATCGTAGTTCTCACTAACGTCACTGCTGGCGCTGAGGCCGCCAAGATCCAGCAGCTCGGCTTCGCCGCCGCGTAACTAGCCCTTACGAAACTAGCGAGGGCGAGCATGTGGGCTTGGCTATCTGAGTTTGACTGGCCAATCCTGCTGCCCGCCCTCGCCGTATCTCTCATCACAGCAGAAATAATCAGAAAGGCCAGACATATGGCTGGTGAAGTTGAAGCCGTGCAAACAAAGATCGATGCAGTAGTTAAGCTTATTGTCGCCGTCCAGCAGAAGGTGCAGGATCTTCATATGGCGACTGCTTCCAGTATCGACCCTGCCGCTGTGCAGGCCCTCGCCGATCACTTGCAGACTGCAGTGATCGACCCCCTCAACGCTATCGTTGCCACCCCAGCTCCGCCGGTTGGCAGCGCGCCCCCCCAAACCACAGGACTGTGAACATGGCTAAGAAAGCTTTTAAATGGGAAGGCTCCAAGGCTGATGAAGCTCTGGATAAGAAAGGCGCCAAGAAGATGGGCATGAGCGCCAAGCGATTTGAAGGCTCCAAGGCAGATAAGGCCATGGATAAGAAGGGCGCCAAGCGCATGTCCGGCCGGGGTAGATAACTGCTACAGAACCACAACTAACTGGCGGGGCACCCACGCCCCGCCCGTACCGCCCGTGCCCATAAACACGCACGCGCCAATAAGAAAGAGCCATAAATGGCCACCGAAGTACAAGCACCTATTGATCCTAATGTTGTTATGCCCCGTGCAGTGCGAGAAGGACTAGCCAGAGCAGAAGCCGCCTTCCACGCCGCCAAAGGTACTACCCCGGAAGAAATCTCCGCGGCTCCAACCGACCCCCAAGTAACCCCGCCTGCTGATCCGCCGGTTGCTTCCGAGGTTACCCCCGAAGTCACTCCGCTTCCCCCCGAGGATTTCGCGCACAAATATAACTCCATGAAGGGGCGCTTCGAGCGTTCACAGGAGCAAATCCGCGGGCTTTCGGAACAAATTAAGTCTTTGCAGGCTTTGATCGCTACCAGCCCGCCAGCAACCAACGGCTCCATTCTTCCCGATCCCGTTACTCGTCCTAGCCTTATTACCGACCAGGAACGTAACGACTATGGCCCGGAGTTTCTGGATGTAGTCGGCAAGCGCGCCAAGGAAGAGGTCGGCAGCGAGATTTAGGCGCTGCTTAACAAGGTATCGCAGCTAGAAGCAAGACTAGCCGGCGTCAATACACAAGTATCCATGTCGGCCCGCGAGAAGTTGGAAGCAACTCTCACGGATAAAATCCCGAACTGGAACGAAAT